GATATATTCGTGACTTCCGGTCTCACTTCAAGACTCTTCCTCCCGAAGATGTGTCGTTCCCTCGTGGTGTTTCTAATCTCGCCAAATGGAAAGACCGCAAAACTATCTTCAAGAAGGGAACTCCCATCCATGTGCGTGGTGCCCTATGTTACAACAATGCGATTGTCGAGAACGATATCAACCGACGATACGAGTCTGTCAAACAAGGTGAGAAGATAAAGTTCGTTTATCTCAAGATGCCCAATCGTCTGGGACAGAATGTCGTTTCTTATCCCCTTAACCTTCCGGAAGAGTTAGGACTGCACAAGTTTGTTGACTACGACCTAATGTTCGACAAGACTTTCCTAGACCCTCTGATTCCTATTCTAGATGCGGTGGGGTGGGACTCAGAACCACAGGCATCACTGGAGGACTTCTTCGGTTGACAGAACACTCACTCTGTGATATAATACCCACTATGAATTACGAATTAACTATATTTAAAAATCAGTTCGATAACAAGACCCATCGTCATATGGTTCTTGACGATTGGGATAAGTTCGTAAATGTCCTGAAAAACATGTATAAAGAGAAAGGAGAGAAAGGTGGAAATAATTCTAGTCCTCTTATTAGTCCTGCTGTTTTCGAAGTGGGTACGACTCGCAGTAATAAATCTACTCGTTATTGGGGTGGGTGGTGTTGCGTTGATGTTGACGATCATACTTTCTCTAGCGATGTTCGAGTCCTTAACCAACAGCTGCACGAACTCTTTGGAGAGTACGACTACGTTGTGTACAACACTGCATCAAGTAGAGACGACCATCTCAAGTTTAGAATCGTATTTCGACTAGACGAGAATGTTGATAATGATCGTATCAAGGCATTCTGGTATGCACTGAATACCGAGTTGGGTGAACTGGGTGACCCTCAGACTAAAGACCTCGCACGTATGTATTATGTCCCAGCACAATATCCAGATGCGACTTCGTTCTTTATTACTAATCAAGGTACTGCCCTCAATACCTCTGAGTTGATTGCGAAACACCCATATCACGAGAAGACAGGTAATACTTTTCTAGACAGATTGCCACCAGAGATGCAGAGTGCGGTAATCCAACATCGTAAGGACAGTCTAAATAACACCGACTACAGATGGTCATCATACCGTGACTGTCCGTTCTGGCCCAAACGTCTTGCGATCGAGTACCAAACTATCAGTGAAACTGGTTGGTACTCTAAGATGTATAAGATAATGCTTGCAGTTGCGGGTAACGCATATGCTAAAGGTTATCCTATAACCTCAACACAGATTGCAGACCTTTGTCGAGAGTTTGATAGTGAAACAGGTAATTGGTATGAGAACCGTCCATTGATAGTAGAGTCGGATAGAGCATTAGAATATATTTACAGGAATAGTTAATATGAATAGAGTATTAGTGACAGGTGCAGCAGGATTTATCGGTTCACAATTATCGGATCGATTACAGAAACGTGGATTGACAGTGAAAGGTATTGATAATTTCAATAACCATCTATACACTCCTGAATTAAAAGTAGATCGTATGAAACACTTCGATCTGGATATCTGGGGATGTGATCTAAAGGATGAGGTAAAACTCGAAGCGTTATTGAGAGACTTCCGTCCAGACACTATTGTCCACCTTGCCGCAATGGCAGGCGTTCGTGACTCTATGGGTAAAGAGAAGTCCTACCACGCAAATAACATAGATGCTACACAGAACCTTATTGATATCTGTAAACAACATCTACCTGAGACTCGTATAGTTTATGCGTCAACGTCTTGTGTGTATGCTGGATCTCAGACTCCGTGGACAGAAGGTCAAGAGACTGGTAAACAGTTAAACGCATATGGTTATACCAAGTGGGCAAATGAATGTCAGATGCAGTCTTCTGGTCTGAATACCACTGGTCTACGTTTCTTCACAGTCTATGGTCCTTGGGGTCGTCCGGACATGGCGTTGTTTGACTTTACTAAAAATATACTTGACGGTAAGGAAATAACCGTGTATAATTACGGTAAGATGAAGAGAGACTTCACTTACGTAGAAGATATCCTAGATGGTATTGAAGTTGTCCTAGACAATGACAATCTTTTGGGAGAGATATTTAATATAGGACGTGGTGAACAGGTTGAATTACTTGACTTCATTGGTGAGATCGAGAAACAAACTGGGAAGAAATCAATTAAGAATCTTGCTCCCAAACATCCGGCTGATACTTTAGAGACTTGGTCTAATACTGATAAGTTACAAGCACTTGGTTATGACCCGAAGGTTAGTATTGCAGAGGGTGTTGAAAAATTTTACGAATGGTATAAAACTTATAATGGAATCAAATAATGACTAGAGCAACAGAAGACGATGTTAACACACGATTTCGAATAGGAATCGTTGGACATGGATTTGTTGGTCAGGCGGTCGAGTATGCGTTTATGCATCCTCTCGTAGACTTCAATTACTATGATCCAAAGTATGACACTTACCTTGACACTCTGGAGGATCTTCCGGCAGAACGTCACCCTAAGTGTTTCTTTATATGTGCACCCACACCATCCAATGATGATGGGTCTGTAGACTCTTCTATCGTAGAAGCTTCGGTTGTTAAGTGTCTACACTATACTGATGCACTGGTTGTGGTGAAATCTACAATTACTCCAGAATCAATTGATCGTCTGTACTCTGCAATGAGCAGAGAGCAAGTTGATCGTTTCGTTTATAACCCTGAGTTCTTGACTGAGAAGAATGCTAAGGCAGACTTCGTTGGTGCTAAGTTTCACGTCATTGGTGGTATGCCTCAGGCCTCACAAGAACTCATTGACGTGTATGAGATCTTTGGTGCGTGTGAGTCTAACGACTATCATCGTATGACTGCGTACGAGGCATCCTTTGTCAAGTATTCAATCAACTCATTCTTGTCTACTAAGATTACATTCTTTAATCAATTGTATGATCTAGTAAATTTATATGGGTGTAACTTCAACACTATCGTCCGTGCCGTGGGTGCAGATGACCGTGTAGGACTAGGTCACACTCGTGTGCCTGGCTTCGATGGTAAACGTGGATTCGGTGGTGCATGTCTCCCTAAAGACACAAGAGCATTCTTAGACTTTTCAACTCATGAGTTTGCTGACGGGACTACAACTAGTTTCGATTTGTTAGAGAAAGTACTTGACATCAATAGTGCTTATCGTGTACAATATGACCTTGATGAACGTGAAAAAGTTAATAACATTACATTTGTAGATTTTGGAGGCAAAAATGTCAATAATGGACAAACTGAAGAAGAACTCGAAGATAAAGGAGACATCGACCCTATCGACGAGTAAATTCTTCACAGAGAAAGATATGGTACCAACCGATGTTCCGATGGTGAACGTCGCATTGTCTGGTTCCGTAGATGGTGGTATCGCACCCGGACTTACGGTTCTGGCAGGACCATCTAAACACTTTAAGACATCATTCGCATTACTTATGGCGGGTGCATATCTCAATGCTAAACCCGATGCGGTCATGTTGTTTTATGATTCCGAATTCGGTTCACCTCAATCATACTTCGAACAGTTCGGTATTGACACTAGTCGTGTATTGCACACACCTATTGCAAATGTCGAAGAGTTGAAGTTTGACCTTATTAGCCAACTAGAGAACCTGACTCGTGATGATGAGGTTATTATCGTTATCGACTCTATCGGTAACCTTGCGTCTAAGAAAGAACTTGATGATGCATTGAACGAGAAGGGTGTCGCGGACATGTCACGTGCGAAGGCACTGAAAGGTCTGTTCCGTATGTCGACTCCGTACCTTGCGATGAAGAACATCCCGATGCTTGCAATCAATCACACTTATAAAGAGATTGGTCTGTTTCCAAAAGATGTAGTTAGTGGTGGTACTGGTATCTATTACTCTGCCGACAACATCTGGATTATCGGTCGTAGACAGAATAAGACTGGTACCGAAGTGACTGGTTATGATTTTGTTATCAAGGTTGAGAAGTCTCGATTTGTGAAAGAGCAGTCTAAGATTCCAATCTCAGTATCTTGGGATGGTGGTGTTGAGAAGAACTCTGGTCTCCTTGAAGTTGCATTGGCTGGTGGGTATGTTATCAAACCAAGTAATGGTTGGTACTCTCGTTGTCACGGCACCGAAGCAGAAGATAAGAAGTTCCGTACCAAGGATACTTTGTCCAATGAGTTCTGGGCACCTATTTTCGAAACAAGTGATTTCGCTACATTCCTTCAGCAGACTTATCAGATAGGATACAAGAGTGATATCAATCCCGAAACCTTCGTTGAGGAAGCCATAGCATGAAAGAATTAGATTTAGATAAACCGTCCGAGAATTTGGACTATAAGTTAGTGCCTGTTGTCATTGAGGATGTTGATGGGTGGAACGTAGATTTACTACGTGCACCCTACAATGATGTAACTATCCGTTATAATAATGTTCGCATTAATGGTGATGATCAAAATATAACTTTTAACTTCGATGTTGTTGACACAGAAGACCCAACAGTGTATAATGTAGACAATGTTGACCTACAAGGGTTTGTGGGTGAAGTACTAGGTGATATTTTAGAAGCAGCCATTGAGACTGGTTCAATACAGAAAAAGGATTCAAATGACGGACATCAATCTACAACAGACGATTCTACGGAATCTACTGACTAACGATTCGTATATGAGGAAGGTCGCCCCCTTCCTCTCCCCCGAATACTTCGAAGGTACTTACAAAAGTATCTTCAAAGAGTTCACCGCATATATTGCCAAGTATAACAACCTACCCTCTAAAGAAGCACTCAAGATTGAGATTGATTCTGAAGACCGTATGTCAGACGAACACTATCGTCACACAATGGACATACTCCCCGACATTTTTAAGTATGCCGAAGAAGACCTATCGTGGTTGGTAGAACGCACTGAGAAGTGGTGTCAAGACCGTGCGGTGTTCAATGCAGTGATGGAGTCCATCTCTATCATCGATGGTAAACACCAAGAACTATCCAAGAACGCAATCCCTGATGTATTGTCGAAGGCACTGTCCGTATCTTTTGACACTAACATTGGTCATGACTATCTGGAGAACATCGATGCACGATGGGACTTCTACCACATGGATGAAGAACGTCTACCGTTTGACCTAGACTACTTCAACCGTATCACCAAAGGTGGTTTGCCTAACAAGACTCTGAATATTGCACTTGCTGGTACAGGTGTTGGTAAATCTCTGTTTATGTGTCATGCGGCAGCTGCGGCATTGAGTCAAAATAAGAATGTTCTCTATATTACTATGGAGATGTCCGAAGAACGTATCGCAGAACGTATCGATGCGAATCTACTGAACGTGCCTATTGACCAGTTGGAACATCTCAGTAAAGACATGTTTTCAAATCGTGTTAAGAAGGTCGCAGATAAAACTACGGGTAAACTTATCATTAAGGAATACCCGACTGGTAGTGCCCACTCAAGTCACTTCCGTGCGCTTCTAAACGAGTTAAAGTTGAAGAAGAAGTTCTTACCTGATATCATCTTTATCGATTACCTGAATATCTGTGCGTCGTCTAGGATGAAGTCAATGGGCGGTGCTATCAACTCCTATACATATATCAAGTCTATCGCAGAAGAGTTGCGAGGTCTTGCTGTCGAGTTTGATGTTCCGGTAGTATCTGCAACTCAGACTACACGTTCTGGTTATAGTAATGACGATGTGGGACTAGAGGATACGTCTGAGTCGTTTGGGTTGCCTGCTACTGCGGATCTGATGTTTGCCTTGATTAGTAATGATGAACTGAATGCAAACGGACAGATATTAGTGAAACAGTTGAAGAATCGATACAACGATCCCGGCATGAATCAAAGATTCGTCGTGGGTATCGACCGAAGTAAGATGCGGTTGTTCGATGTAGACCAAAACGATTCACCACTAAATAAAGAAGTAGATGATGGACCAGTATTTGATAAATCTAACTCCGGTCAAAGAATGTCTTCTGAAAAGATGAACTTTGATGGTTTCACACTATAAGGAGTCCTTAATGGATCCAGTAACGCAGACATTTTTCACTATTGCACTAATGTTCATTGCTACTATTGTGGGTAAGAAAATGGGAAGACAAGAGGGAATTAATGCAGCAGTTTCCTATTTGATAGAAATGGGTGCTTGCACCGAAGATGATTTGAAGAAAGCAAATGAAAGATTTATGGATGGAGATGACATCTAGTCATGACTGAGGTAGTTATTCGTAATAAAGAGTTGTTAGAGACTCTAAACAGTTTCTCAGATGAGATGCTGTCTAAACCGTCGTACAACGACGAAAAGTATTGGACTTACCACGAACGCAAGGATGTAGACTTGGGGTCGTACTACACGTCTCGTGAGTATCTTGACGACTGTTTGTCTAGATACCCTGAGTTAGTAGGCCCACCAGATAGATACTTTGCGCAACCGATTGCTAAAATGGTTCGTGGAGATAAAGAACTCTGGGGAGACTTTATGCAGAAGGTGAAGTACGACTTCGCCGCAGAACTTGGTGCGCACACCTCCGCATTACTCTCCTATTATCCGCCAGGCGGATTTGTTGGATGGCATACTAACTATGATGCTAACGCATATCAAGTCTTATTCACGTGGTCAGAGACCGGAGACGGGTACTTTGAGTACTACGATAAGAAGACAGATGAGATTGTAAAGATTAAGGATGTTGCCGGTTGGCAATGTCGTCATTATTATTTCGGTGCAGGTCATGAAGAAGACCTACACTGTTGGCACGCTGCGTATGCAGGCTGTCAGCGCATTACCCTCGCATATAAATTTGTGAATAATGGTAGTGTGGATAATCCCGAAGATGCGCAAGCAAGACAGATGCGTGATATGTTAATTGATGAAATTGAGAGTGAAGAATGAAAAATAATGATATTGTGACAGTAGTTACGGTGAGTGGTGAGTATGTAGGTCGTCTTGACGGCATGAATAGTGATGGTACAGTGACCCTTAATGATCCTCGTATGTTGATCAATGGCGACCAAGGAATTGGTTTTGCTCGTGGTGTATGTATGACTAGTGAAGAAAATCCAGATAAGGTTTCCTTTCAACAATACGTACTATGTACCAAAACAAACAATGCGTTTTCGGATGCATGGACAGAAGCGACAAGTGGAGTAAGATTAGTATGATAGGTCCGGAAGATAAAAAGAAAGTCGCAGATGCGATTAGAGAGATGTCTGACAGTATGTTACGCATCGACGCAGAGAAAGAGTTGATGAAGGACATCGTCGATGTCACTAACGAGAAGTACGGTGTTGATAAGAAGCACTTCCGTAAACTTTCGAACATATATCATAAACAAAACATGGAAGAGTCTCGCACAGAGGCTAATGAAGTTTATGAGTTGTACGAGGAACTATTTCAATAATGCTTTTAACTGCCGGTTGCAGTTTCGTCTGGGGAGACGAACTGAAAGGATTTGATGATAATCCACCCACCCATTGGCCACTAACCTTTACTCATCTTCTTGCTGATAAACTTGGCATTGAGTATTCGAATCGTGGTTTCTGTGGTGCTTGTAATGATAAGATTTTTCGTGAGGTCACAGATTTTTTACATAATCACCCCAATAAAGATAAGGTGACTCACTTGGTGGTGATGTGGTCTGCGTGGCAACGGAAAGAGGTTGTCGAACATATGCCGGACGCTCGTGAGGTGAAGATTGGTCGACAAGATGATGTCACGCAGTTTTCTCAATTACGCACTAATATTATATTCGATAAAAGTAAAAGAATTGCATATGAACACATGTTTCAGAACGCATACGACTCTAGAACAGATATCATGCACACTATCAGTAAGATGAAGTCACTTGAGGTGATATGTGATGCGGCAGGGATACAATTGATTCAGGGAGTATTCCATTCAAGGAATTGGTCTAACATCATGTCTATATTGACAGACCAATGTCCGGATGACGCTTCTAAAAAAATTAAAGAGAAGAGTTTACATATAGATGCTACCCCACATTACAAAAAATGGTTGTTAAACTCTATAGGTACATTGAAAAATACAAGTCGTATTGGTTTGGGTAAAGGTAAGGACATGTATACTATTTGTAA